GGTTATTATTAGCTTTTATTGCATTTATTCCACCTTTTCGTAACAAATCTGCTATTGCTTGATGGGACCCAGCTGGAATGTCAGACCTATTTGTATTCATTGGATTACGGATCCACATACTTGGGTCACCCAGGGTCATTCTTATTTCTTCATCCTTACTTAATCCATTTAAGGCTTCTATATGCCCTGATAACTCCATTTCAGATACATAATACTCTTTATATAGGTAAACATCACCTTTAGGGCTAACAGCAAGAAAGGCGGTTGCAAATGGTGCCTTGTATCCATAATCAATTCCTCGATATCTATACCAGGTGCTAGGAATCCTAAAAGGTTCTACTACATGCACATCATAACGCCACTGACTAAAATATTGTCCGTAGTAAACATCCCAATCACCATCTAGCCAGGCCCTTCTTAATTCTTCAGGTAAACCTTTTAACATTTCCATATATCCTGGGTCCTCTCGCATAAGAGTAGGATTGTCATGTATCTTACTTGGTATGAATATTCTAGTCCTAGATGTTACTGGATCGTAAAACGTTTTTTCAGGTTCAGCTGTTAAAAATCTTGCTTTAAACCAATTATGTCCAGGTCCACCAGGATTACATGTTAAAAATATTTGTGGTGCTAGACCTATCGTACTACGACAACTAGATATAAGCTTTAAATAATCTTCCTCATCTGCTATCAATGTAGCTTCCTCAATACCCATTTTATGATATTCGTGACCCTGGTATTTTTGGTAGGCTTGTTTATCCATTAAATGGCCAGTTCTGATAATTGCACCAGTGGGAAATCTAAATTCTGCTGGGTTACCAACAACATCCACATCTAAGTGCTTATACATCTGTGTAGCCCTATCTATGTAATCTCGTAAGTCATCGTAGTTACGGCGGATAATAAGGCCTCTATAAAGTGGATTATTAATATATTCAGGTTCTACCATCCAGGCCATTAAACAGCTGGATTTACCCCCACCCCTAGCGCCACCAAATGCTATTTCAAATTCTTGTCTTGCTAGTGCAAATGCTTGTCTTGGGTGCGGTTCCCAATGTATTTGCATTTTTACGACCCCCAGTATGTGTTTCTTCTGTACTTGGATTGTTCGTACTTAGTCATATCTTTCCAGCATTTAGGTAGATATTCAGCACGACTATCACAACCACTGGCCAATCCGCAGTATGTGTATGTTTCTTTATCGACTACGCCACTGTGTATATTATAACTAGATTTGGTAGCAAAAGGACATTTACGATTTATCTTCGGGCATACATCAAACATATTCTTCCCTTGGTTTTATTGGTTGTTTTCACCACTATAAAAAGTTTTTTCATATTCTGTCTAGGAGTCCCAATGATATTGCGGATGTATGGGACCCGAGGAGACGGATGCCCCCCCTCGCAAAAAATAAAAAGGTTTGCGAACAATATTATTTCGCATCAACTTTCGGATCCGAGGCCAGGACTTGCTGACTTAGCGAGTCTTTCTCCTCGGTGACAGCATCATTCGGACCTAATTCGGACCTATTGACCTGGGATTCAGCACTATCCTGGCTACCATCACCAGGTAAAAAAGTCTCGCTCACACTCTGCGCATCGGTACTAACATTTGGAGTATCTAAAGGAACCTTTTGAGGTAATACAATCACGCCAGTTATACCTTTTTGTTCTACTTCCATTTGCATTGCTTTTAGGTCGGGTACCATTTTTGGCAGTAGGATCCGCCACGCTGATACCTGGCGTTTATCATCATCATTCATAGCTACATCAAATAGCTTTTGAACTAATTCATTTCTCTGTGGATGTAGCCTGACCAGGTCCTTTACAGATGTCTTAGGCCTACCAGCTACATTACCTGATTGTCCCTTTTTAAACGGCATATTATCTATTGTTTTTGCATTGTTAATTGCTTGATTATATATACCTGTGTAATAGTATCAAACTGTGAGTGAAATAAATTTTATATAATTTTATTGCATTATATGCTGTAGCAGTGCTACAATTGACCTATGATATATTTAATTAACACTCACACCCAAGGTAACCCTCGAGGATACATCGCTGTAAATTCAACAATATCAGCACTTGGGTATAAAGGAAAGGATAAAACAGTGAGAGAGGACATACAAGATAGCATAAGTAGATTAACTAAAGATGACTGCATTGATATATGCAATACCTTTGGTTTATCTCATGACAATGCAAATAAAACCAGTTTAAGAAAATATGCTTTTGCAGATGAGGACATCGCAGAGTATGTATTATTACATTAATCAAGAAAAAAAGAGAGGAACAGCAACCATGGTAGAAGTAAAGAGACTCATTTTAGACTTAGGTGATGCCGTTGATTATGGCTTTAAAGTAAATACCTATGTGAATGAGAATATAATCAGCGCAGTTAACAAGGAACTAGCACTGGAAGGTAAGGACCTAATAATCTATGGCAAGTGGGCTTTATTTATTGATGGCCAATTAGCTAAAGACGTAGAAGAGGCCAGGGATAAAATTTATGCATCGTATGGCTCGGCTTTTACAGATGAAAAGATAGCTAAGTTAATCGAGGCATCAAACTTAATCCAGGACCTACCACATCTGTGGCAAGGTGACACTTTCCCAATTGAATTTCAGCAGTTTGATACGGCTGTTGAAGAACTTAATAACAAATTACAAGAAGTAATTTTATAACTAACAATGGTGGTCCTGGTACGATCCAGGGCCACCGCAATTAAAAGGAACAGCGAAAATGAACACAACATCAGAAAAAATCAACAAGTACGGAAAACCAGTAACTAATTATTTCTATAATAAACATCTTGTTACAAAGTCTGACCAGGAAATGAACAGACACTTAGCAGTTGAGGCTACGAACCAGGCAATCCGTAATATACTAATACAAACCCAGCATGAGGATGGTCAGTACATCCAAAAAGGTAAATCTTCAAAAGCCTGGCTTAAAATCAGGAAGGATGGAAGATTTACTAAATTCTTTAACATAGAATTTAAATTTCACTTCCAGTTCTTCCTGGATGTGGCTGTTGATAGGGCTAATGAACATGGCGTATGTGTAGCCGATCCTGAATTTTATGTTGTATCAAACTCATCTAGTCATGTGGTTTATAAAGTGATACTATTTTACGCTGGGCAAAATGGGCCAGTGCAATATGTGAACCATGTTACGTTTACATACAATAGGTCATGGGATATTCATAGGATCCAAAAAACATACCCAATTAAGCCACTATCCTATGTTAAACATGCCCATAGTCGTATTGATGTTATTGATAGCGAAATAGCTAAGCTACTAGAACAAAGAGATAAATACGTTGATAAGCTTGGTCCCTTTTTTAATAGGGATTTAAGGCCGAAAGGAGTCTATTAGTCCATACTGAAGAGTTGCCAGGTCGCTCCTGGTCGAAAAGGTCCCACCAGGGGCCTTCTATGGAAGCCAAAACAGTTATAAATCTAACCATCGATAGTTATAATAATAACGATCCAAAACATGGCCTACGAGGCGTACCTGGTTTGGCACCTAATTTGATAACTAATACAAGGAACAGCGACATGAACACAGTTAGACAATACTTTAGAATTGATTATACAGATTATGAATGGTATCAATTAATGATAAGGAATAACCAAAATTTGCCAACTAATTATGAAGATTGCTTTGATGAGTATGGAGTATATAAGGATAAATATTGGGACATTTTTTGTGTAGATATTTTTCAAACTAATCATAACTAGAAAGGAACAGCACATTGAAAGTAAAACATGGAAAATATAGTTGGAACCCTGACTTAAATAAAAGGTCACCCTGGGATGATACCTGGTGCCTAACTGAATGTTATTACACAGCATTTGATTTAGGATTACCTGATGTCAATCATTTCAGCATTGATTTCAAAAATGTTGATTATGAATGTGATGATGTGGATCCTAACAAGTATGTCAGGCCATATTATTACATTGAAATATGGTGGGATGACCATGACGAGTGGTATACAACTAGGAATTATCAAAACCTAAAAGCCACTTTTCATAGGTATGTCAAGCACATAGATAAATTGCTTGATGATAATAATCTTAACAAAAAAACCCTGGATGCATTTTATAAGCAAGTAGTTGAAGAATCTATTGCTAGACAAAAATATGACAATGAAAGACTAGCAAAAAGAAGGCTTACAAAAGCAATTAATTCAGGTCGTTTATTTTAATTAACCAAGGAAGGAACAGCGCATTGAAGAAAGTAAAATTCAAACAAGTTAACGTACATTATAAGGCTCGTAAAAATGGTAATACTTACTATTACAAGGTTTATAAAAATGGCAATTGTAAATACTATCGCATTGGATCGGACCAGGATACTGTAGCTTTATTAAAAGCTAACTACGAAACAATTAGATCCAGGTTATGGGCCGAGGCAAATGGCTTTGCACCAGCGATCCAGGCAGACACTGAGCCAGTAGTTAACCAGGTATTATTTAAAGACATCTACAGCAAGTTTGTTGCAGATGTTGAAGATAACCATGGTTTTAGCTGGAAAAGGGACCTATTCAACTTTAAATCATTTGTTGAATACTTTGGTCAGCCAGGCGATTGGATCGGTGGTACTCCTGGCGTAGCTAAAACATGTGAAATTGACCTAGCTACAATTGGACATAAGGACCTAGAAGGCTACTTTAAAAGCGAGGCTAAGCTACATTCGAAAAGCACAGTAAACTGCCGACATAAGTACATTAGGCCCCTTTATAGATGGCTAGTAAAAGAAGGCTATTTGTCAGTTAACCATTATGACAATCATGATAAGCTTAATCTAAAAGATGACTCTATTTCATACCAGGCTTTGACCAGGGAACAAATAGAACAGATTATAAGCTTAACTAAGATCCATGAACATAAGGTATTATGGACAATCATGGCCTATACTGGCTTGGCTCCAAAGGATGCTGGAAGTCTAAATAAGCTTGATAGCTTAGTCAGCAATGGTGAGTTTGAATGCATTGTAACTAAACGTAGTAAAACTAAAGTTACAGCGCAGATCCCGATCCTGGGAGACTTAGCCAAGCTAGGCGATTTAATATGGACCTTAAACCTATCTAAAAAACAGCGTGACGATGCAAATACTGAGTTTGTGGAGTTAGCTAAGCAAGTAGGCGTTAAGCCTCGTAAGGGCTTTAAAATAAGCCAATACGGCCTTAGACATAGTTTAGCGACACTTCTTAAGCCTCATTTAACAGATAACGAATTAGCCCTGGTTTTAGGCCATACAAACACAAAACAACAGTTAACCTATGTTAGTGCGGAGTCTGTAGAAATACACCGCAAAATTGCTAACGTTTTAAAGTAAGGAACAGCAACAATGATAGTAGTTAAAATCAAAGATAGCAAGACCATCAGAATCTATGGTCAGAACATAAATAGTAAGTGGAATGCATTCACGATCCACGCCAAGGCCCAAGGTAAACAGCCTGGTAGATTACTTGGTGAGATATTTGAAAAGTATTACACTGA